TCCTAAACTTGAAAAGCGGTTTTCAGAGCTAACTAAGGCAAGGAAACAGGCAGAAGAAAACGCTGCCAAAGCCCAAGCCGAAAAAGAAGCATTGGAAGCTAGACTTAGGGAATATGAAGATAGGCAAGCTCCTCAACAGCAACAAGTTGATGAGAGTCCAATCGGCAGAGAACCTAAGCCTGATCAGTTTGATGATGCTTTTGAATATGCTAAAGCATTAGCTGAATGGTCAGCAGAGAAAGCGTTGTATGACAGGGATCAGCAAGAAGCTAATCGCAAAATTGAGGAACAAAGGCAGAAAGTCCTAAAGACTTGGTCTGAGAAACTTGAGAAAGCAAAGCCAAACCTAGCTGATTTTGATGAAGTGATTGAATCTACTCAGGTCGTTGTAAGCAATGAAGTGAGAGATGCGATTATTGAGTCAGATGTAGGGCCTGAGATTCTCTATCATTTAGCTAGTCTAGATGGCGAAGAAGCTGAGAAGTTCCAAGCATTGCCTGTAGCAAAAGCGCTTAGAGAGATTGGGAAATTGGAGGCTCGGTTTGAGAAGCAGGAAGCTGCTGAAGAAACTGCCGTAAGAAGTAAGCCTGTTGTTCAGAAGTCAAAAGCGCCTGCTCCTCTCAGCCCATTAAAGGCTACTGGAAGCGCAATGGATAATTCCATAGGCTCAGATGGTGAGTTTCATGGTTCATTCCAAGCGTGGAAAGCAGCAAGAAAAGCAGGGAAGATTAGGTAAACCCTAATTTCTTTTAAGGAAAAGAGAAAATGAGTAATACTTTATTAACCATTAGCAAGATTACCAACGAAGCGTTGATGGTCTTGGAAAACGAACTAACCTTCACTTCTGAAGTAGATCGTAATTATGATGACCAGTTCGCAGTTGTTGGCGCAAAGATTGGTAACACAGTCAATGTCCGCAGACCAGGTCGTTTCATCGGAACTACAGGCCCTGCATTGAATGTTGAAGATTTCAACGAAACTTCAGTTCCTGTAACTCTTTCAACTCAGTTCCATGTGGATACACAATTCACAACTCAAGACTTAGCTTTGTCTTTGGATATGTTTTCTGATCGTGTTCTAAAGCCAGCAGTTGCAGCTATCGCCAACAAGATTGACCTTGATGGTTTGACAATGGCTAAAAATGCTACTTACAACACAGTAGGAACAGCAGGAACTCCTCCAACTGGCTTGATTACTTTCTTGAACGCTGGCGCATACCTTGATTCTGAAGGCGCTCCTCGTGATGGTCGTAGATCAGTCATTATTGATCCATTCTCAAGCGCAACTATTGTTGATAGCTTGAAAGGTTTGTTTGTTCCACAAGAAGCGATTTCTACTCAATATCGTAAAGGTTTGATGGGTCGTGACTCTGCTGGTATGAACTGGAAGATGGATCAGAACATTGTGAACCAAACTTACGGCTCTTTTGCTGGTACAGCTACTTGCAATGTGACCACAGCTACTGGTTTCTTAACTAGCGGTTGGGCTTCAAATGCAAACATTAGCATTACTGCTACTGGTGCTGTTAGCTTGAACCAAGGAGATACATTCACTATCGCTGGTGTTTATGCTGTAAACCCACAAAATCGTCAGTCTTATGGCAAGTTGCGTAACTTTGTTGTGAACACAGCCGTTAGCGGTACAGATGCTGCAATTACAGTTAATGTAAGCCCAGCTCCTATCTCTGCTGGTCAGTTCCAAAACATTAGCGTAACAAGTTCAGGCGCACAAGCTGTTACTTTCTTCAACAAAACTGGTGTAACTAGCCCACAAAACATCCTTATGCACAAAAATGCGTTTACTCTAGCAGTAGCGGATCTTGAGTTGCCTGAAGGTGTTCACTTTGCTGGTCGTGCTTCAGACAAGGAAATCGGTCTTTCAATGCGTGTAGTTCGTCAATACACCATTAACAACGACTCTATTCCTACTCGTTTGGATGTTCTTTATGGCTGGGCCCCACTCTACCCTGAGTTGGCTTGCCGTATCGCTTCTTAATTAACAGACAAAGAAAGGAATAAATCATGTCTAATCCAGGCCCAGCTTCAACAGTAACCCCTGTATATCTATTCAACGGCAATGCTGCTGATGGTATTTTGTTAGGTATTTCAGGCGGTGAAATCGGCTTTTATGGCGAAACACCAGTAGCCCAGGCTTCTGCAATTACCTCATTGGCTGCAACTCCAACTACTGCTGAAACAGTAGCTGCTGTTAATGCAATCATTACGGCATTGAAGAACATTGGTATTACTGCTTAATTGCTAAATGTTGTAAAACTAACCTCTCCCTTAAAAAAGGAGGGGTTTTTTCTTTGTGAAGGAAAGAAATGAAACATATTATGATTGCCATGCCTGCCTATACAGGCACAGTTCACATGGGAACAATGCGTTGCCTGTTTACTGATTTAATCTCTTTAATCAAAAGAGGCGATAAATTTACCCTAGTTGATGACATTGGAAATGCTCTAATTGCTGATTGCAGGGGTGTAATTGCCACTAATTTCTATAACTCTGATTGCGATGAGCTTGTCTTTATTGATTCAGATGTTGCTTGGGAAGCTGGTGCTTTATTGCGTTTAATAGATCATCCTGTTGATTTGGTGGCTGGAATCTATCCAACTAGAGCAGAACCCATTAGATACAATGTCCGCTACCTTGATAAGCCTGAGTTATGGGCTGATCCTGTTACAAAATTACTAGAAGTTCAATGCGCTCCTACTGGTTTTATGAAAATCAGCAGAAACTGCATTACCAAGATGATTGAGGCTTACCCTAAAACTGGTTTTCATCATGAATCTGCAACAAAAGAGTTTTATCCATTATTTGACTACATTTATAGCGAGGAGCTGAAATATAAGTTTGGCGAGGATTATTCCTTCTGTATTAGGTGGCGAGATATTGGCGGTCAAGTATGGATAGATCCTGAGATTTCTATGGGTCATATCGGCTTAAAATGTTTTGAAGGACATCTAGGAAACTATTTGCGAAACAGATAATATAGAGTAAACTTAATCAGCCTAAATAGGCATCACAAACCCCTTTGCAAAGGACAAAAAATGACTTCAAATACTAAAGCCGTAGGTGTATCTTACGCAGATCCATTACTAGACAGCATCACTCTTTCAACTGGTTCAGTTCAGATTCTATCTCTTGATGTTGCTATCACAGACAATGTGACAACTACAGATGCTCCTGCAAATAGTTTGGCTGTTACTTCAAACGCTACTGGCACAGGCAAATTGTGGATGTCTGATGGCTCAAAGTGGCAACAATTAGCAGCTATCTAAGGATAAATTATGTCTAATACTACTGTTTTGAGAATTGCAGGCAGAACAACTACTTTGTCGGTTGCAGCGACTGCTCATGCAGCAGTTACTGTTTCCGCAGTTGGTGGTAGTGATCTAAGCAATTACGCATCGTTTTTAAATACTGGCGCTAATACTGTAGCCGTTGAGATTTCTCCAACTGGAGTAACTGCAACAGCAGCTACTATTGGTGCTGATAGTGCAACAGGCTCATTTATTTTGCCAGCCTCTATGACAGTTCCTATTGTTTTATCTGTTCCTGCCAACTCTTTCCAAGTTTCAGCTATTGGTTCAGCAGCAGGCCCAGCTTTAATTTATGTAACTCCATTGAGCAATCAATCGTAATATTTAGCTTTAGAAGGATGCTTTATGGCTAATCCAGCAGAATCTGAAGTTCAGAATCTATTGCCTGTTCAGGCTTTTTTTGATGCTCAAAACAATTTTGTAACCTTTATTGGTCAGAATAAGCCGTTTTATGCAACTGCTAACCCTGATCAATCAGGTTTAAACATCACAAATAGCACAATCAATAGTTCTGTCATTGGTGGAGTAACCCCTGCTGCTGCGAGTTTTACAACAGCAACAGTATTAACTCAGCCAGTAGGTGCGACAGATGTAGTCAATTTGTTGGCTTTACAGTCTTATGCTGCTGGAATTAGTTGGAAGCAACCTTGCGTTTGTGCAACTTTGGCAAATATTACTTTGTCAGGACTGCAAACTATTGATGGTCATACTGTTGTCGCAGGCGATAGAGTATTGGTTAAAAATCAATCAAATGCTGCTAACAATGGCATTTACATAGCCTCTGCAAGCACATGGTCTAGATCTACAGATGCTGATTCATGGGATGAGTTAATTTGTGCCATTTCTTTTATTGAATATGGAACTCAAGCTGGTGGAGCATGGTTCTGCACAGCACAAGATGGCGGAACATTAGGTGTAACGGCTGTAAACTGGTCGCAATTTACTACTTCAGCGACTTATTCTGCTGGCACAGGCTTAACTCTTACAGGCACAGTATTTAGCATTACTCCAGTTGGAACTGCTTCTACTTATGGTTCTGCAAGCACAGTTCCAGTATTTACAACTAATGCAAGCGGTCAAGTTTCAAGCGTAACAAATACCAATATTGCTATTGGTGCAACTCAGATTACTAGCGGAACTATTGATTCTGCCAGGTTAAGCGGTTCTTATAGCGGAATTACTGGTCTAGGAACTCTTACAGATTTAACTGTAACTAACGCTATTGTTGGTTCTATTACAGGAAATGCTGCAACTGCTACAACGGCAGGATCAGCTACAACTGCTACTACTGCCACAACAGCCACTAATTTAGCTGGCGGAGCTAGTGGTAATGTTCCATATCAAACGGCTAGTGGTGCAACAACATTCTTAGCAACTGGTTCAAATGGTCAAGTTCTTACTTTGGCTTCAGGAGTTCCATCTTGGGCTACTCCTACAACTGGAACAGTAACTTCTGTAAGCGGAACTGGAACAGTATCAGGAATCAGTCTTTCAGGAACTGTAACTTCTAGCGGAAACCTTACTTTAGGAGGAACTTTAGACCTTTCAAGCCCTCCTGCTATTGGCGGAACTACCCCAAATTCAATAACTGCTTCAACTCTTACTGTTAATGACAATACAACCTTTGGAACTAGCAATACAGACACAGTTAATTTTGTTGCTCGTATAAATTCAGAGCTCAGCCCTGCAACTGATAACGCTTATGATTTAGGTAGAACAGGACATGAATGGCGAGATTTGTATATAACTGGAACAGCAAACATTGATAGCCTAGTTGCTGATACTGCCGACATAAATGCAGGAACTATTGACAATACAGTTATCGGTGGAACAACACCTTTAGCTGGAACATTTACTACATTGCGAGTAAATAACACTATTTCTTTAGCTAGCTCTACAGGAACTAGCGGTTATGTAATAACTTCTAATGGTGCTTCTGCTCCTACTTGGCAAGCCCTTCCAGCTACAGGATTAGACATAGTTGATGATACAACCACTAACGCTACTCGTTATGTAACATTTACAAGCGCAACAAGTGGAAACATTACGACAGAGAATGTCAGCTCTACTAAATTGCAATACAACCCTTCAACTGGTGCTTTGAGTGCTACTAAATACTTTGGAGATGGATCTTCCTTAACTGGAATCGTATCAGGTGCAACAATCAGCAACGATACGACTACTGCGACTGATTTGTATCCATTATTTTCTGCTTCAACAAGCGGAACTCCAACAACGATTTACACTAGTAATGCCAAGTATTTGTATAAGCCAAGCACAGGCGATTTATCTGCAAGCCAAGTTATAGCTTCTAATGGATTGTTATTAAATAATGCAACTGTTTCCGCTTCTTACACAATCGCATCAGGCAGTAATGCAATGAGCGTAGGGCCAATAACAGTAGCAAGCGGTCAAACAGTTACAGTCAGTTCAGGTCAAAGGTGGGTAATTCTATGAGTATTGTTCTTCAATCTTCAGGTGGTGGATCAGTAACTATCCAAGAACCTACAACTGCTAGTAACTTAACTGCAACATTACCAGCAGCTACTGGCACAGTAATGGTTAGCGGTAATATGCCAGCGTTTAGTGCGTATGCTGGAACAACAACAACATTAACATCTTCTACAGATGTAAAAATAATATTTGATACAGAGTTATTTGACACCAATAGCAATTATTCTTCTAGCAGATTTACACCTACTGTAGCTGGTTATTATCAAGTAAATGCTTGTGCTAGTATGAACTATTGGAATGGAATTATTTACTGTTTAGCTATTTACAAAAATGGTAGTGTTTATCAGTATGGTCAAACAGCTTATCCACAAACTGTTGGTGGTGTAAGAGCTTCAATTTCATCAATTGTTTACTGTAATGGCTCAACAGACTATATTGAAATTTATGGTTTCCAATATGCTCAATCATCAAACAATGTGGTGTCTGCATCACAAACAGCAACTTGGTTTAATGCTTCATTAATAAGGGCTGCATAATGACTCTATTTGAAAAAGTAATGGCTCTATATCCTGAGTTACAACCAAATGACTTTATGACTGTAATTAAATTACAAGATGATTCTAATGGGCAAGGTGCTTACATTGCCAAATGGGAGCATCCAACATTAGCTAGACCAACAGATGAGGAATTAGCATAATGCCTTATGGAACAATTAATGTAGATAAAGTTATTGATACTGATGGTGGTGTATTAGCTCCTATTAGCTCAGTATTTAGAAATAGAATCATCAATGGTGCAATGATGATTGACCAGCGTAATGCTGGTGCTAGTGTTACTAATGCTTCTTCAGGTGGCACTTATGTATTAGATAGATGGAACTACATTGCAACTCAAGCATCTAAATTTACATTGCAACAAAATGCTGGTTCTGTAACTCCACCATCAGGATTTAGTAACTATTTAGGTATTACATCATCATCTGCATATTCTATTGTTAGTGGCGATTATTTTGGAATCAACCAACAAATAGAAGGATTTAATTCAGCAGATTTAGCTTGGGGTACTGCTAGTGCTTCTACAGTAACTTTATCATTTTGGGTTCGCAGTTCATTAACAGGAACTTTTGGTGGCTCAATCTCAAACAACGCATTTAATCGTTCTTATCCATTCACTTACACAATTTCAAGTGCTAATACTTGGGAGCAAAAGACCATAACTATTGCTGGCGATACAAGTGGAACATGGGTAGGTGCAACTAATGGAATCGGCATCCGTTTGTATTTAGGTGTAGGTGTTGGCTCAACATATAGTGGAACTGCTGGCTCATGGTCAGGAAGCGGATACTTCTCAGCCACAGGAGCAACATCCGTAGTCGGCACTAGCGGAGCAACCTTCTACATCACAGGTGTTCAACTAGAAAAAGGCTCTACTGCTACTAGCTTTGATTACAGACCTTATGGAACTGAGTTACAATTAGCACAGAGATATGCAATAGGTTTTCCTTTTGGAGCAAGCCAGCCAACTATAGCTATTGGTTCTACTGGTTTATACGGTGATGCAAACATTGTTGCTTGTGGTATGAACGGTGTTAATCTATTAAATATGCGTACTGTTCCAACAACCGTAACAACCACAGGAACTCAAGGCACTGACTGGGGTTTTCAAACATCAGGCGGTACTAACCTAACTGGATTCACATTAACTACTGGAAACGGTCTTATGGTTGGTTCAAAAACATCTCATGGTGTTAATAATAATTTAAACTTAAGAGTTTTAACTTCATCTGGCAACATTGTTATTTCATCGGAGCTATAAATGTATAAGGTAATAAACAATTATTTTGGTACTTTTATTATTCGGACAGAGGAAAATTCTGTAACAACTTTTGCTGCTGACGAATCAAACACAGACTACCAAGCCTTTAAATCAGCCGTATTAGAACAACAGCCAGGCGGTGCAGTTGTAGAAGATGGCGATTCATTTAGCTTACACAC